GACACCATGCACGGGATAAACCGGCTCGGAACATCAAGGTCGTTCGTCAGAGTGTCGGCATCCTCAATACGCTGAATGCGCTGAGTGATGACAATATCTGTACTGTTGTCGGGGGTCGGCCAGACGTAGAACTGCGGGGTCGTCGTGCGCTCGACATAAAGCTGCGTTGGCCGACCAGTTTGGGACTTGTTCGGGAGGTTCAGGTAGTCCTCGCGAGTGATGCGGTCAAGCGTGTAGTCAATACCGTTACGGCGAACTACAGCCTCCAGTACATCCAAGTCGTACGCATTCATAGCATAACTAGCGGTGCCTGATGTCATGGTCTGGTTGACCTGAGCGACTTTCCACAGGTTTACCCCACGGTTCGTCCAGTCTTGGAACATAACATTCAGGCTGCGGCGAGCCTTACGCGCATCGTAGCCGGTGCGCATCTCTAGGCCGATAAGCTCGTACGCCTCTTCAATCAGGTCGGCGACGTCTAAGGCAAAGTTCTGACTTCCGCTGGTAGCCATGTCTTAGTACATCTTGCACTTTTTGGTGCGTTTGCAGCAGCCGCTACCGCGTACCTTGCCACCTTTTTTGTAGCCTTTTGGCGCCAAACCAGCAGCTGCGCTGCGCCTATCAAGGTCTTTTTGAAGCGCTATGGCGTTGTTGGTGGCGGCTGCGTTAGTCTCGCTGTAATCAGCAAAATCATCCAAATTGTCGGATTTCTTGAACTTAGCTTTAGCTTTGGCTACATCGCCGCGAAGCATTCCAGCCGCCAAACGCGAACGACCGAGCATTTCAAGGTAGTCGTCTTTCTTGGTTCGCTTGGTTTTCGCTGCGCCGTTTTTACCATCAGACATAACAAACTCCTAGTACATCTTGGCTTTTTTAACGCCACGCTTAGCTTTACCGCATCCGCGCACGCTACCGCCAGCAGCATAGCCCTTCTTGGACTTACACATGCCGCCCTTACGGTACTTAGTCTGCTTTTCCATGTCGGATCTCATCACTTTGCCACCTGCCTTTTTGCCTTGTTTAGCAGCCGCGTCGCGGGCCTTGTTTTCTTGGTACTGTTCAAGTTCCAGTTCGTTAATGCGCTGCTGGTAGTCGCTGTAGCGGGAAGTGTTGTTCTTCCCAGCGGCTTCCATATTTGCCAGCTCATCACGGTACTGCTTGAGTACCTCTGCGGTAGTTGGAGTCGGCATATCAGCTCCTTACGAGTAGATAACCGTGACAGAAGTCACGTCAGCCAGTGCAGCGTACGCACTGGTTTCACAACGAAGGGGGCATGCAGCAAGGTCAATGTACCCGGTACTAACGGCAGCGGGCGTAGCAAACGTAGCTACCGTGGAACCACTAGCGCCACCATCCTTAATGGTGATGCTGCCAGCAGTCGCACTGGACACAAAATGAATGCCCACAACCCGTGCCGGACCGCCAAACACCGCACCACCAGTCGTGGTGAGGGTTGTAGCCTTGCCGTCAGAGTTAATACTCATGTTCGGCTCCTATTAAGACAGGTTGTTGCCTTGAATGTACATAACGGTAGCTTGACCAACGCCTGCGGTGCCATCTTCGTCAGTAGCTGAGAATGTAGCAATTACGTCTACGTCAGAAATGCCTACATCGGCAGATACTGAGGTCATTACGCCGCTGAAAGTAGTGCCAGTCGCTTGCACTGAAGTAGCCGCCAAGAAAGCGTCCGCGTCAGCAGAAGTACCGATAGAAACAGTAGAGGCTGTAGTGTCATCGTTAGCTGTAGTGCAGGATAAAACTACAGAAATAATCTGAGAATTAGCTGGAACAGTAGCGATAGTAGTGGTTTGAGCGTCTGCGCCAGTCATGGTAACGATGGCTGATTGAGCCATTACAACGCTACCTACGTTAGCTGATGCGCCTTCACGAATAGTGCCAGCCTTAACTGGACCAGAAAAAGTTGTGCTCGCCATGAGATTATCTCCGTGTTGCAGCACTCACCATATCGTCTCTGCAAAGTCCGCTGGGTCGGTCGATATGGCTGGAAGTCCCAGACCTAAGTGCTTTATACGCGGGAGTTAAAGTGAGGTCAAGCATAAAAAAGGGGGCCGAAGCCCCCTTTCTTTGCTTTATAAGCCGTAGCTTATTAAGCGCCCGGAGAACCGAAGATCGCCAGCGGATCGGACCAGCCGAAGCTATAACGCTCACGAGCCTTATAGCGAACGTTGCCGGTGTCGAAGTCTCCTTCCATTTTTGTGGTCAGAGAGGTACGAACGAAGTGCTTCAAGCCGTTCGGGATGTCAGTGGTCAGGAACCACGCATCGCTGTCGGTCAGGAAGTTATTCACTGCGTAACCGCCCGGAATCGCACCATTGGTAGCGATTGCGTTGACGTCGTTGTCAGCGGTGCCGACACGGCCTTCAGTCTTCAACAGACGGGTAGCCACGAACATCAGGTCACGAGGAATAATCAACTTCTTCGGCTTAGCCGCGATCAACAGACCACGCTCGTCAGTCCAACCACCGATCTGAATTACAGCCGCCTCAAGGGAGGTTTCGTTCAGGTCAGCAGGGGTTGACGGTTCGTTGGCGTTGGTGCCACCAGAAACCAGCGGGTGAGCGGATGAGCACAGAGTCTGACCGTCGCCGCCAGTGTAACCAGAAGAGGCGAAAGCGTTGTTCAGAACGCTGGCAGCCTTGATCTGCTTGGTGTACGCCATAGCACGAGCCAGAGCCTTGGTGTAGCGAGAAGACAGGCTGTCATACAGATTGTCTTCTACCGCTTCTTCAGTGATGCTGAAGCCCAAAGCGATGGTTTCGTGGTTGTAGCGAGAGGTGAACGCTTCCTGTGCAGCGTCGTACTGAATGGCAGAGCCTTCAGACTTAACCGGTGCAGCAGAGAAGCCGCTCAGCTTCACTTCTTCTTCAAATGAGCGATCGGAAGATTCGGTCTCGAAAATTTCCTTATGCTCTTCGCCGTAGCGACCATACTCCATACCGAACAATGCGTTCAGGCCCGGCAGGAGCTCCTTCACCATTTGTGCGCGTGAAATTGCCATGTGAAATTACTCCTAATTAAGACAATGCAATGCCGGTAGTGCTGGACGGCCAATGATTATCATTGAACTTGACCAGAACTTCGGTATAGCCGTTAGCAGTCTTGGTTTCTTCAACGAAATCTACGATACGGAACGGCAAAGTAGCGGTTGCAGCATCAGTTGAGCTGTCAACACCACAATTTGAACGACCGGTAGCGGTAGAACCATTAGCAGAAGCACCTTCCTGACCGCCGATATTCGCCTGAAGCGACGCCTGAGTTACATAGCTCATAGCGCCAGAGTTATCGACAACGGCTACCTTGAACAGTACGTTTGCTGAATCCACTACGTATGCAGTGATGTCAGAAGCAGTAATGCTGCCCGGATAGTAGTTACGGAAAGTCAGACCATAGGTCGGGTCAGTGTAGGAACAACCTACAAAAACGCCTACGTAGTCCATATCGTCGTCAAGAGCTTCGCGGTCGATGTAACCATCTACGCCAAGGTCAACAACGTCACCATTAAAGATTACATCGGTGCTACCCGAGTTAATCTTATACGCACGGACAGCACCGTTGTACGGGCTACCGTCAACCATACGCACCGGCACGAGGCCATATGGTGCTGAAACAGTCGGATATGCCATGAGATTAAACTCCTAAAAGGAAAAAACGAAGGTTCTAAGAACCACGTCCAAAACTAACCTGCGTCTTACGCTCGTTATAAAGCGGCATACGCGGGTCATTCTCACGCATAAAGTTGTTGTCCACCGAGTCAATCTGAGCTTTGCTCGTCTTGTTGTAGTAGGCGTTACGCTGTTCTACAAACTCGGTAGGCATCTTGCAGAGGATAAGGCCACCAATCTCTACGAGGCCGGATGATGCAGCATCACTATCAACGTGAAGCTCCAACTCAGGATGGTCCTCGAGACGGCAGGTTTCCCAGCCCTCACGCACTTTACGCGAAAAGTTCGTCGGATCACCTACGCCAAGCATAGATTTACGAATCCAACGGAACGATACGCCTTCTTGCGGCGTCGGTTCAGGCAACAGGGATGCAGGTGCCCACTGCTTCTTACGCGCAGTCGTTTCACGAGTTTCTTGCGAGCGAGAAACCGGACGAGGTTCACGGTTACGAATTTCATCAGCCATTACTATTCTCCAGTTTCATCACTTCGCGAGCATAGGCTTCCGGCGTAATGCCGAGTTTTCTAGCCATCGCTACTTGTGACTGTGTTAGCACTACCTTCTTCCCCTTCGGAGTTCTTCCGGCGGAGGCGACAACGGTAGAGGGTCGCCGCTTTTCCTTTTTGGGAGCTGAATCCTCGAATTTGTCGGGAAACACCTCACGCATGCGAGCGTCAATTCGCTCGAAGTATTCGTCGGTTGAGGGCGGAACACCGTCCTTAACCAACTTCTGATGGAGGCCCAGCGCAAAGCTGGTCATCTCATCGTCATTCCCAAACCACTTGTTGCGATCGCCCCATTCCTTTGACTTGGAATCTGGCTCAGGTGCGCGAACACGCGGTTGTTGGGGTTGATTATATACCTGTGCAGGTTGTTGCTGTAAAGCACTGTTTTGTTGTGCGGCGTAACGGGGAGCCATAGATTCAATCTGATCGGCTTGAT